AACTTTTCAAAACTTCTTAGCTTCTGGATTTTCTGCACCACCACTCAAGTACACAATAGGTAAAAAACTTTCACATAATAGAACTGCAATTAAGTTTGAACTTCGCAGTCCTTTAGATAGAGATAGATCTTTCTTACCAAAACGCAGAATGCTGAAGAAAGATTTTCCTGGTTTAGGTATAAATAAAAGGGTAGGTTAGCATGGAACTTTCTATAACTCAGTGGACTGCTATTGAAGATTATACTCTTGCGCAGTACCCAAAAGAAATGTGTGGAATTATTCTGAAAAGTACTGGAGAGTTTGTTCCACTGGAGAATTCCCATGAAACCCCAGAAAGTGCCTTCAGTATTCTACCAGAACATTTTGCAAAGTATCTTGGTGACATTGCTGCAGTACTGCACTCCCATTGTACTTCTAAAGTTCAACATGAAGTATTCGATCTGCGGACTCCATCTTATAAAGATATTGAAATGCAGAAAGCTTCCGGCATTCCCTGGGGTATTGTAGGTTGTGAAGGTTTTACAGTTTCTTACCCTATTTGGCTGCCTAGAAAACCTAAACAAAAATACCTAAACCGTAGATTTATTTGGTTTATAGATGACTGTTATTCCTTAGTGCAGGATTATTATTTGTTTGAACTGAATATCCAACTTCCAGATCATAAAGCTACAGAAGATTTTGCACAACTACGCAACTTCAATAATCTGTTTGATGCTCATATTCTTGACTATAGATTTCATCAGCTTCCAGTAGATACTAAATTAGAAAAAGGTGATTTACTCCTGCTAGACAATGCCGGTGGAAAACGTAACCACCTTGGCATCTACACTGGAGCAGGTATCCTTCATCAGTCTTTAATAAGTAAGGAAGAATCTTTAGAACATTTTGTTAATAAATTCCATATGGTACTGCGGCATGAAAGTAAAATTATTTAAAAATCTAAATGAATGTGATGAGTTTGAAACTTCTCTTACTGACATTAGGGATATTTTATCTTTCATAAAGCTCAGGACTTCTAAAGAATTTCTTGAAAACTTCTTAGCTAGGAAGTATAAATATGTTCTTTATTCTGAAGTTGAAGGTATTGAACCAGTTGCACTTGAACCTGAAATCATAACTTCAACTTTAAGTATCTATGACACTTTGCTAATTATTCCAGAATTTGAAGGTGAGATTCCTGCAGTAGCTGTAGCTGGTATTATTGGTGTAGGTACTGTAACCGCGTCAGGTGTTTTAGTTGCTACTACAGCACAACTTATTTTAATTTACGCTATTACTGCTATCGTTAATATTGCAATTTCTCTAGCAATAAGTATGATTACTCAGGCACTATCTCCAACACAAGAATTTGCTTCTGATCCTGCTATGGCACAAACTAAACAATCCAGCTTATTCAACGGTGCTCCAATTATCAGAGAACAAGGTGGTATTGTACCACTCTGCTATGGTGAAAGTTTTGCAGGTGGTGTTTTAATTTCTTCCTCTATTACAAGTACGCAAGGTTAATTATGCAAGAACTAATTTTAGCAGGTGAAGGGAAAGGCGGCGGTGGCGGGCATACACCAGTCGAACTTGATGATACTCTACGTAGTAAACAAACTCTAAGATTACTTTTTGCTGTAAGTGAAGGTGAAATTGATTCTGTAGAAGATATCTATCTGAATAAAGTTTCAATTTCAAAATACACTGGTACTTGGGGTTGGAAACCTGGAACATCTAATCAAGAAGTTATACCTGGATTTATTAACGTAGAAAGTCCGCAGTCACAAGCGAGTGTAGAAATAACACAAGCAAACCCTTTTACACTATCAGTTCCTTCTGATGTAGATGCTGTAAGATTTACTTTAGTAACTCCAGTGCTGCGTGCATTGCAGGAAAACAAAGACCTTGGCGGCGCTTCGATAAAATTAAAAATCTACACCAGGCCTACTGACGATATTGGCGGCCCTTCTTTTACTTTTATAAGAAACGCTAATAAATCTGGCAAAGCTTCAAATCCTTATGCTTGGGATATTTTAGTAGAACGCCCAGCTGATGTAATACCTGGAGATTTCTGGCAAATCCGCATTACTAGGAATAATGCAGTTTTATCAGGTACTGCAGGTTCTAACAGTTGCAATATAGCTGGTGTAACTCATATCTGGTATAAACAACTTAATTACCCAAGAACTGCACTTATTTGGGCCATACTTACAGATGCAGATGAGTTCGGCAGTAGTATTCCTGATGTAGTTTTTAAAGGTCGCTGGATCAAAGTTAAAATACCTTCTAACTACACACCCTGGGTAGTAGGAAGCAGCACACCTGCATCTTATTCTGGTACCTGGGATTTAACTTTCACAGCCACAGAACACTGGACAAGTAATATTGCCTGGGTGATTTTTGACGTTCTTACTAATCAGTACAGAGGTCTTGAAATTCCAATTGCTGATGTAGATAAAGTTTCTTTCTATGAATTATCGCAAGTTGCAGATCAGCTTATCTCTGATGGTAAAGGTGGCTGGTGCCCAAGATATAGTATAGGAAATCAATACTACACTAGGGAGACTGCAGTAAAAACTTTGAGTGAGATGCTGGCTTTATGCAACGCTCAGTTTGGTCAAAATGAGTTTGGTCAGTTATCTATTATCTTTGATAACCCAAACATGCAGGTTAGTAAAATTGTCACTAATGCAAATGTAATTGAAGGATTATTTAATTACAGCTCCAGTGACATGGAAAACAGAACTACTCAAGTAAACGTAACCTATAATAATAGACTAAATTTCAGTGAAACTGATACTGTAACAGTTCCTGATAATTCTCCAATAACCTTTGAACAGGAAATGGAGGCTAGGTATGGTTATGTACCTACAGATATTCCTTTACCTGGCTGTACCTACGAAGCACAAGCTATCCAGAAAGCTAGACATACTTTCTACACAAACTGTGTAAATACCAAAATCATTTCTTTCCAAGTTATGATGACTGGGCTTACTTACAGTATGGGAGAAATTATCTCCATTATGGATAGTGAAAATGCGCAGAAAATGCAGCATGCTATTGTGAAAACCAGCACCTTCGTAAGTGGAAATACTGTAATCACTCTCGACAGGGAAATAGAAATTGATAACCTGGTGATCAGTAAACTTCAATACTATGGTACTGATGCTGTAACAGTACTGCTACGAAATGTAACAGAACAAAATACAACTACTGATACTGTAACTCTTGCTGGTAATTATCCTGCTTTTATTGGTAGTCCTGCTATCCTATATGGTACAGTACAGCCGCAGTTAATGCGCGTTGCTGCTATTGAAAAAGAAGATGAGTTCTATGCAATTTCCTGTATCGAGTATGATCCTAACAAATGGAGTTACATAGATTCTGAAATTATCATCGGCGCTGGCTCAGGTAGTTTTGTTAATTTAACAGATTTCACAGCTGACCCGGTAACTAATTTAACTGTAACACCAAGAGCCTACACAAGTGGTCTGCAATCGGGTGTTTACTTAGATGTTTTCTGGGATTGGTCTAGTGCTTCAGATGTTAAAGCAACTTTCCAAGCTGCCTGGCGTCGAGACAACAGAGACTACACAGTAATTAAAGATATTGAAGCTACAAGTTTTGATATCCCAGATGCACTTGCGGGTGTGTATGAAATAACTGTATGGGCTGTTCATCCTTCCTCTGGTGTTCGTTCAACTCCTACAGTAATTACCTACTCATACAAAGTAACATCTGGTTTATCAGAACTTGAACCTCCAACTAATGTAAGAATCAAAGGAACTGCTGGAACTACCTATACAACTCAGGATATGACGCTTGTATGGGATTTCAATACTGCTAACCAAGCAGAAGGTATTGCAGATGCTCTGAAAGACTACGTTGTAGAATTATGGCTTGTTGGTGGTGGTGCTGCAATTACTTCTTATGATGTTCCAGCAGACTCTAACCTAAATGGAGAATTCATACTAACTTTTGCAAGTAATGTTGCAGTATTTGGCTCCCCTACACGTCAGTACCAGGTCAAAATCTACAGTAGAGATCTTTCTGGAGACTTAAGTAATGCTGTAGCTGTTACAGTAAATAATCCTGCACCAACTGTAAGTGCTTTCACTGTTACTGGAGCTTTTAATAGTATTTCAGTAGATATTGATCCTGTAAATGATCTGGATTTAAAGTATTACAGAGTTTATAGAAGCACTGCACCTACCGGAGGTTCTACAGTACTCCTTGCTGAAGGTAATACAACTTACTTTAATATTGAAACTGCAGCTGGTATTGAATATTGGTATTCTGTATCTGCTATAGATTCTTTTGGTACAAGTGGAGAAGTAATTACTACAAGACAATCTGCTACTGCAATATCAACTGAAGCTAACACTTACACTTTTGCAAATTTAACTTTTACACCAAACAGCCCTGCAGCTAATTTTGTAAGTTGGTCATCTTTCCAGGTATCTAAAAATGGAAATACACCTTTTACAGTGTCGGCAGGTAATGCTGGTTGGACTTCAGGAATATTATATCTCTATTACATAGATGATGATAACACTCTGAACACAACAACTTCTTTAAGTGTAGCTGTTCAAGGCCGGATTGTAGGTTCTTATCATGGAGGCACTAATATAGTAGCTAATGAAGGTAGAGCTTACATGGATGGTGATATGATTATCGCTGGTACTATCGGCGCTAATCAGTTATTTGCTGGTGAGGTCATAACTCAAGCAGCTCAGATTGGTGATATTCTTCAAAGTGATAATTTCAACTGGGCAGTTCCTTACACTGGCTGGCGATTAGATAAATCAGGTACTCTGCGTGCTTCAGCTGTTGAGATAAGAAATAGTGCAGGTACTTTAGTCTTTAGTACTGGTCGCGGTGTTCCAGGAAATTTTATAGATATTTCACCGTCTGGAAATATATTTCCAAATTCTGATTTTGGATCCGCTACCCATAAATGGATTGTTAGATGGTATCAAGGTGGCGGGTCAAATTACGAACTAGGGCGTGACTTAGCTGGCTCTGATTGGTCACCGATGGGTGGTCACAGTATCGGTATCTCTAGACCAGGTGCTACCGGCCCAGCAGCAGGATACTTTGATATTGAGTTTGACCAGTATTTTGCAGTTTCAACAGAACAAAAGATTGAAGTATCTGCTTATATTGCATCACACAGATGTCCAAGATATTTGATGATTTATTACTATGATATTAATAAAAATTATATTGGAGATAACTGGTCACACAGCGCACTTGGCGATGTATGGTTTCCACAGAATGACGGCTTTAATGGAGGTCAGAATTTATCAAACTGGGATAGAGTTGGCGGATTTCTAACAGTCCCCACTACACCAGTAGCCTTATCCCCCTGTCGTTATATTAGAATTGGTTTTAGAGTTGGCCCAGCCACATCGGATGAACCAGTTGGCTGGATCACAAAAATATTTCTTGGTATTCCAAAAGCAGGCCAAACTCAATTATCTCCCTGGTCTGCAGCAACAAGTTCTGGAGCATTTGCAGAAACTTCACAATTAACTAACGCAAACTCAACTTCTTTAATTGCTGGTGATAATGGGTATTTATTAAATAGTCTACAGCAATGGAACCAGGTAAGTGGTGCAGGACGCCCGGAAGATAATGCTACTGTAAACATAGTATTCCGCCAAGCTACACAACCAACACAGCGACCGAATGGAAGTCCACTAGCTATCAATGATTTCTGGTTTGATACTACAACACTAAACCCTAGAACTTACTCTTACAATGGAAGTTACTGGGTTTTACAGGGAGATGTTACTGCAAATAACACTGCAGCAGCTATTGCCGGTCAAGGGGCTTTTGCTACAATAAGTCAAATCCTGAAAGCACAAGCTACTACTTATATCCAAGCAGGTGCTATTGGTTCTTTGCAAGTAGATACTGCAGCAATTGGTAATGTCCATATTGACAGGGCGTCTGCTAATAAACTTGTAGTTGTTACTGCAGATATGCAAGACCTTTCAGTACAAACTTTGAAGATTGCTGGGAATGCTGTTACAGTTCCTCTTGCGAAGTACACTGCAGCAAGTACTAATGTAAATGGTGGAGCAGGTTATATTCAAGTATTGCAGATGAATACTGGAGTAATTTCACATGAGGTAGAAACTAAACTTATTATCTCTTTCGGTGGTGCTCTGCAAATTAGTGTAGGAACACCTCAGCAAGCTACTGTCACAGCTAGATTACAAATTAATGGAGTTACAGTATACTCAGCTACTGCAATAATGATCGATGGAACTTATGTAATGGTTTCTGGCGGGAGTTTTTCTGCATCAGTTGTTTACACTCTACCAATTAGTGCTGACTATTCAATTAATTTTCATTTAAGTTGTAGTGCAGGTGGTTCAGCTAGCTCTTCTATTTCTAATAAATTCTTCTCTATAATAGCAGCTAAAAGGTAATTATGTATATAATATATTC